CCATCCCAACGTTTTAATTCATCTTGTACCAATGTGCTTAATAAACTGCTATCCGTTTCGTCTACATGGTTACCCATATCATAATAGGTTGCCGTTCCTTTACTTGTGCTTATAGCTACATTATGCAATTTTACATTGGCATTATTAGCGTGTAATTCTTTTAGCTTCTTAAATGCCGTTGGTGATGGCTCAACCAATACCGCCGCCCATCCCGAATCAATTAAAGCAAGTGAATTGCTGAAAGTATAACCATCGTTAGCACCAATGTCTAACAATACGCCTGTTCTACCTTTGAAGTAGTTTGTAATAACAATATCTTCGTTGTTTTGGGAGTAGTTCATTTGAATGAATTATAACGGTAATGATAGATAAATTCGTCAATTAACACTTGCGTTTTAAGCAACTTTTGATTGTGTATTTTAGTAGCCCAATCGTAATCTTCGCCAATGGTTCTATTGGGAAACAATACCTTATTTGCTATTTCCCTTTTTATGGGGCAAAGATGGTTTGGATAGCGAAGATAAATCTGCTTACCCTTATGCTCTACTTGTGCGTATGGGTAATTAATGCTAAAATGAAAATCTTTTCTATTTGCACCATCAACGGTCATCCAACCTTTAAAGCAAATTACATCGGGGTTTTCTTGCGCCGCCTTAAGTATTGAAGGTATATATTTTGGCGTTATGTAATCATCATCATCAATATGAACTACGTATTTACCTTGCGCCTTTTCAATTAATTGATTGCGCTTATTGCCTGTGCTTATTCTCCCATCGTCAATATGCGTAAGAACTTCAACGCCTTCATGTGTACCAATTAACTTTAACAATGTGCGAAGGCTTCCCGCTCTACTTTGTAAGGATGGTATTAGTATTGAGAGTATCATATTAACCAAATATACTTATTTTAGGAAAACCTAAATTTTTTCTTTTTATGTATGTTCTTTCGTCTTGTCGGTAATAAATATCATTACGCCTACCCAAAGCATCCGTTTGCCCAAATCCCCAAGCTGGGTGCTTATGTTCAAATAAATGTTGATTTAAATAAACGTACCTATTTAATTCAATTGCTACATCCATAGCTTCATTATCGCACCAAAGTGAAGTATAATCGGGATGGTAAATGTATTTAAAGCGATTGTAATATTCGCGCCCCATTATTGACATAGTAGGAAGCAACTCATTAACGTGTCCATCGGGCAAATGCAAGAATTGGTCTAAGCCGCAATGTTCGCGTATAACTTCATCAAATCCGTATTGCGTAAATTCTTGATCATCCGATAAATTAACCAATATATCCCATCCGTCTTTTGGTATATCTCTGTTGATGGCTTCAACTTTACTTTTGCTATCACCTATGCAAACGGTAACATTTTTATCTAATTTAATTGCTTTTAGTTCCTCGCTTTCAAGCGTTAGGGCATCGTCATAATCTAACGATACAACAAATTTATATTCATCCGTTGCCGAATTAGCTACAACGCTATCATAAGCAATAAGCATCTTCGCAGGTCGATTGCGTGTTGTTAGTTTATAAAGTATTACCATTCGGATCTAGGTTTAAAAATAAATTTAGGTTTATCATGATAGTTGTAAATGGCGTAGCGTGTTGCATCCATTCCGTCATCGTTAGCCTTTACAGGTTCTTCGATAATATTATCCTCTTTATCTTTTTTCCACTTATAGGATTGTATTTCACGCTTTAAGTTAGTACTGCTATCGGTCAAATATAACGGAAAACTTTTAACCTTAACAATCCCCGCCCAAACATCTTTATTGGCGGCGTGTATGTTAAACCCGCTGCGATATATTTCTTCAATGCTTTTAGGTTCGGCTGCATCGGCAAATATCATTCCCCTACCTATATCAAGCGTTTGCATCTTGCGTATAAGTTCGGTCAATGTTAAATTGGATTGGTATATCAATTCTTGAACGTAGTGAGCGCCTTCATGATATTCTACCTTAACCAACGCGGCGGGGTGATTATATCCAAAGTCTAAGCCGTAAAATACTTCGCCTTTGTTTGGTAGTTCGCTAACCGCCCATTTTGTATAAATAAGTTCCTTTGCCGCCCCTCTTTGCCCTAATCCGTATACTTTCCACATAAAGTCATCGGGTAGGTCTTTAAACGCCTCTATTGCGTTTATTTGGCTATCCGTTAAATTAGCTTTGTTGTTTAAGTAAGTGGAATGAATCCGCTTGTTTTTAGGATTATCGGCAACGCCATAAACCCAACTAACAAAATCGGCGGGATTCCAGTCAAGGAATATTTGTCCTGTAGTCCTCATTGCTAATTGATCAAACAATGGCTTAGTAAGTAGGTTTGCTTCGTTTATGAATAAAATATCCCTTCCAGGTCCACGCGCCTTGCCTTCATCTTCTAAACCAAATAGTTCAATATAACTACCGTTCTTGAATGTGTATATAAAATCGGAATAGCTAAATTGGTTGTCATCCCAAAGCTGCAACTCATTCATAATTAACTTAAAATCCCTATAAACACCGCGCTTGATATGTGGTAAGCTATGCGATACGCAACTTATGCGCTTCATTGGCTCATTTACTGCTATTTGAATAAGCAATTGCATAACCGAATACGATTTGCTTGAACGGCTACCGCCCTCATTGCAAATAATGGGATAACCTTCAATATAGGCATTGTAATTAGCATCATAAACAGGCGTCGTTTTACTTGATAGGCTCATTACCTTCTTGTTGTATGTAGTTTATTTGAATAGGAACTAACGAACCGCTATGATTTAAATTTTGTGTTGCTTTTCCGTATGCTCTATCCAAAAGCAATTCAGCAGCGCGAACATCGCCCTTTGTCGCCTTTGCTCTTAATGCCATCAATATAGCTTTTGCTGCATTAATTCCGTCTTTATCTTCGGCTAATACTTCTGCTAACAATTGCTTTAATTCGGGTATATCTTTTGATCTGCCTTTTGGGTTTCCGCTTTGCCCTTTCACAAAAGGCTTTGCACCAGGTGGAGTTATTCCTTTTTTAAATGGCATTTCCGTTCTTTTTAATTGTTATACTTGGGTCTAACTTTCTCATTCGGTCAATAATTACTTGGCAGTATTTGGGGTCAAGTTCCATTCCGTAACACTTGCGGTTAAGTTGGTGGGATGCTACCATTGTAGAACCTGAACCAAGAAACAAATCTAATACATTCATTCCTTCAGTACTTGAATAATTTAATGCATTTTCAATTAATGGGATTGGTTTCATTGTTGGATGCAAATCATTCTTTTGTGTTCTTGCAAACTCCCAAATATCTTCTTCATTAAATCTTTTCCCATTAAAGAAATCATTAAATCTTCCATAAACAATTGGCTCATATCTACTTTTAAAGTCTTTCCCACTAAATATTGCTTGATTTTTCATCCATATAATAATAGATTTATACTCAATATCTAAGTCAACCATTGGTTGTAATAATTGATTTAATGTTTGACTACCAAAGCATATATAGTAAGCACCAACACAATTAATTTTTATTTCTTTTAATACATCACAGATAAAATTATAAAAATCTTCTTCAGACATTTTATCATTCTTAATTACATCGTGTCTTTGATTTGCAGAATCAGCTGGTGCTTTTTTACCATTAACCATTTTATTTGACATAGAACCTTCAAATCCAATATTGTAAGGCGGGTCAGTAAATACCATATCAGCTTTTTGTCCGTTCATTAGCTTTGCCACTTGGTCGCTATCTGTACTATCCCCACAAAGCAACCTATGTTCCCCTATTTCAAACAAATCGCCTAAAACTATGTCCGTTTCAATTCCGCCTTCGGGTACATCAAAGTCATCTTCTTCTGCTTCCGCTTTAACTTCAAACTGCTGCGGTATATCCAATCCCCAATCTGCCAACTTCTCTATATCCCAATCCGCTTGTAATTCATCCCAATTCCATTCTCCAAATCCTACGTTATCCTTAATCAAGAACTGTGCCTTTTGTTCCTCTGTCCAATCATCGGCAATAATTACTGGCAATTCCTTTAAACCTATTTCTTTTGCCGCTTTAAGGCGCATATTGCCGCCCAATACAACAAGTTTACCATCTGTATCGGTAAAGCATACTAAAGGGCGCTTTTCAAGCATTTGCGGGAAGTCTTTTAAAGATTGAACCAGCTTAGCAAACTTTTCATCCTTTATAACTCTTGGATTTTTTGGGTTTGTTTTTATTTCTGCAATATTTCTGTTCATGTGCCAAAGGTAATAGAAATTAATTAATATGCAAATTTTACCATAATTACCATAATTACTATAAATGTACGGCTGAAACTCAATGCCAGTGCGGATAGTTACCATAATTACCAATTTTCGCGTAGTGGGTATATTAGTATAATTACAATAAGAGATATATTAAATTTTATATCATAGTAAAGTTACCAATTATGGTAACTATTCAATGGTAGCAAATGTTTCGCGTGTACATATATGGTAACTATTGGTAACTATTGACATAAAAAAAGGTGCTTAATGCACCTTCTTGTATTTCCCATGATCTGTTTTAGTAAACAATATCTTGAAATCTTTTCGCCTTAAGGCGGTTCTAAATTTCTTGTCAGGTAAATTTATTTTCTTACAAACCTGCTCGGCTTCAGAATAAGTAAACTCAAAAGGTAAGCTATTATATAAATTATCTAACTCTAAAGGAAGCCCAGTTTCTACTGTTTTATGCAAGTTTTTTAATATATTAACCGTTGATTGTGCATGATAACGGTAAAGCTGCCACCCTAACTCAATAGTATTTTCGTCTATTATTGGGTTTATCGGATTGTTAATAATCGCTATAATTTGCGTTAATCTTGGAAAGTACGCCGACATCTTAGCTTCTGCACCTTTAATATAATCTTCGATGCGGTTGTTTATACGGTCATTAGCTGCCATTAAAGAGCCTTGAAAGTATTTTCGGTACAATTCCTTTGCCGAATCGGTTATTTGTATTTTTATAGGGTTTACATCATCATTACTATAGGTTTTGTTAATATCGTATAAAGCCAAAACAAGATTTGACCATTCGGCGCACATTTGCCTTTGCTGGGTAAATGGATCTGCGTTTACGTTTAATTGTATATAATCGGATTGAACCATAAGGAAACGTGAAGCAAAGCCGCTTTCAATCTTATCCATCGTAAATATGTTAGTTAATCTACTTGGCTGCGTTCCCATTAAAAGGTTAATGTTTAAATTTTGAACTACACGCTCTTTATCCCTATCGGCACGAATTTGAGTATATCTTCCGCCACTAAATGCTTGAGTAAAGAATGAGATTGAATCGTTGTTAGACTTGTGCGCCCCAGCGTTTAATATTGATTCAGCTTCATCATGATAAACCCCCATTCCGTTTGGCTGATCTTGGCAAAGGGCAATATAACCTTCAGTAGTTCCATCAACTGCAAACGGATGAAATCTTCTTGGCTTGGCTTTAGTGAATTGACTTTTGGAAGATAAAGCCGCCATTCTTTCATCGTTCCATTCAGCTAACTTATTTTTATATTCTTGATCCTCGCGTTGCAAAGTATCGCTCAATGGTTGCTCACACATGGACTTAAATGCTGGTGTTTTACCAACCGATACAGGTGCGATCATAAGGCAGAATAAAATATTCTTTGCACTTGAGCCAAATTCTGAAACATAAGCATTCCCTGCCAATGAAGATGCAGTCCAAAGTCCTGCCGTTGCTAAAAATATAGGGTTAAGTGAAAGTTCGCGGCTTACGTCAAATATTGACTCTCTTATTTTAGTTGGAAATATGTCAAATGGGTAAGGTATATCATCTTGCGTTTGCTCTTTTTCTCTATCTTCTAATTGTTTACTATTTGCCTTTCGTGTACGGTATGCTGAATTAATTGCTTTTGTGCCTTCTTCTATAAAATCTGTAGTCCAAATGTTATTTTTAAAGTAATCAATACAAGCGTTTTTTGTTACACCATATTCGCAAAAATGCGAAGCCAACATAAATGTATGCTTATTACGCTGCCCTTCAATAAATGTTGTTGAACGCTTAAAGTTAGTTATTATGTTAATTATTTTAGCCTCATCGCCAATTGCGTTTACTATTTCATTATTGTATTCCGCTTTTTTGTTAAGGTCTTGTTCGGAAAACATTAAAGTAAATTCTTCGGCTAATTCATTAATGTAAGGTGTCGGATCATAAGAACTAAAACAAAAGCGACAAACATCTGCATCAAGGTCTAAATATTTAGATTCAAAATATAGGGAAAATGTTTTTAACCTAAGCGAATGCTCCGCAGGCGTTGATGCTGGTATTTTTATAAGTGCTTTAATTCCATTTCCAGAAGGTGAACGCCAAGCTGCAAGTATAAACGGAAGTTTACACAATTCTAAAAACAAAGGCGTGTATTGTTCTTTGGGTATTTTATCAAAGTCAAGTATTGCCGCACCTGAATGCTTTTCAAATCCTCGTTCTGAACGGTTTGAGAATACACCCGCAAAACAATAGCCTGGTAAATTCCTTTTTAAATAATCCTTTCGTTCTTTAACAGTTTCGTTTCTTATTTCATCAAAGATTGGATTATGTGTTGTTAATTCATTAACAAATTGATGAAACTCTATTATTTCAGGTTCATTTGTTTTAAATAGCGATTGGTATCTTGTAAATATCATTGTAT